ATAATTGCTTCGTAGTCGTTCGTTGTGACCGCTCTGTACTGCGCTGAATAGAGTCTAGGGGCAAAGTACTTGATAGAGGATATATTCTCTATATCGCCACCGTTAGACGCCTTCTGGACGGTATTAACGGTGATTGTGTCGCTAGGAATGACTCTAATATTTGAGTCATCGATAAAATTACCTTGAAAATCAAAATTTGCAGCACCATTTCCTGCTTTTCCATCAGTTACGATGTATCTAACAGTTACAACAGCATTATTTTCGAGTGGTCTACCAAAATATCCGTCACCGAACAGGATTTCATATCTTTCATCCTGCACTTCTTGCAATAAGAAGATTTCAGAGTTCTTGTTAAGGTTCAAAATGTTATCAACGACCTTATATTCTCTTCCAAGACCGCTGTCATTGATGCCTTTTACAAAAACTCTGATTGAAGCAGCATCAATATTAGGATTATCAAGGATAAAACGCTGATCAACACTCTTATCAACCAAAAATTGCCTTGATAAGAAGGATCCTTGGAGAAGTTCAAGTGGTTCTTCTGTTGATCCGAAGGTTGCAACACCGTTCACGACGGTTGCAGTCACATCTTCTGGAATAGAGAAGCGATAAGCAGTGTTATCAAACGCTCCAACGCATACCAGACCCGCTGTAAGGGTCAAAAACGTGCTTGTAGTAGTGGTATTGACGCTGAATGTTACTTGTGCCTTAGCGGCGCTTCTAGAACGTGGTGTATATCCTATATTTCGTGCCAGTGACACCACATTTTCACGAACTGTTGCCGCATCCAAGAAGGATTCATTGACAACTAAGTTCGCATTAAACGCATTAATATACGTATTGTATGCTAATGTGTCAATAAGAACAGAAAAATTAGACCCTTCAAAGTCAAAATCCGTGAAATTTGAATTTGCACGGAGATAATCCTTGATTTGGGTCTTTATCTGATCGAAATCTAGATTAGTGAACTGTGTAAAAGGCATATTTTACCTTGTTGGCTCTAATATGAATGAAAACTGTTGTGCAGGAAAGTCTTGACCTACGATATCGAAGAACACTTTAACGTCAAAACTGTTCTGATCAGGTCTTGGATCAACCTCAACCCTTAAATTTGCGACTCGATCGTCGTAAAAGTTGACAGTATTGTTAATTTGATCTTCAATAATACGTGCAGTACCGATATCGATGAATTCAAAAAGACTTCTACGAATATCAGTTCCCAACGTAGGGTTAAAAAACCTTTCCGTTGGGATAGTTTCGACTAAATTACGAATAGAACGAATGATCGCACGCTCATTAGTAAGCACAGGGAGGTCTTTCGTCACAGGATGTGGGTCAAAAGATAGACTAATGTCCTTAAATGATCGAGAGATCCTCGGCATTCGTGAGCAGATACTAATTTTCTAGATTTATTTATACCCTATAGTTCAATTTGGACGCCCATAAGTGGGTTCTGTACCATATTCCCAATCATCATAATCATCATCATTACGAATTTGAGAATGTATTTGATTTTGATGAGTGAAATTATGCTTCACATCTTCATCATTCGCTTTTTTAATGGGCTTTGTCCAATAGTCTGTAATCAAACTAGTGGTTCCCCACATTTTATACATGTACTCAGTATCTCTATCAACGTGATACTTTGCCATTTTGTCTCCTGTTTTGTGAAAAACAGAACTTTTAAAGGGGTTTCTATCCCTTACTAATATTTAAACGAGCAAAAAAAGGGGTCGCCCTTAGCGACCCTGACCACGATACATTTTTTTAGCGTTGTTGCGAGAGGACGCGGCGTACTTGGTATTTTTCCCTGCGCCCTGTCGAGTCTTCTTCGGTTTTCCGGGCATAAATTTCACACCTGAAATGCCGATCTTTGAACGAACTGCCATAATTAACTCCTGAAAATTTTTGTTTCTAGATCTTGTGGATGTGGAGAACCTTTCTGATAATACTCAATTGAAAGGTCCTCCATAATATCAAAGTATTCCTCCTCAGTCAACCCCTTATAAAGAACATTTCCTTTGAGGAGGATTGTATACTTCTCTTCAACCATATCAGATAACGCGAGTCTTTTCGTGACCAACTCTTACGCGAGGATCACACCAAATCTCAAATCCTGCTTCCTTTGCATCAAGACAGAATGATACATCTTCTCCACACATATCTTGTACTTCACCAGATTCAAAGACTTGCATCTTCGGTGCAAACCAAGGATAAGGCATACCTTCGTGCTCAAACACTCCGTGCTTAATTAACAACCATCCAAATCCTGCATAGTCAACAGTAAATGGTTTACGACGCTTACTAATACTTTCACCATTCTCATGGTTCATTACACCACCATTGTTACGGAAGTCATCTTCTTCCATCCAGTGTGCAACTGACGTAGTATTACCATCCTCAGTCATATACCAACCAGATGCAATGTCCTTGTCCATCAGAACCAATTGATAGAACTTATCAGTGTTAAACACAATGTCACTATCAATCCAAAGTTGGTAGTCATACTTCAACTTACCATCCCAAGGTTTCTGATCAGGTCCACGCAGTACGTTTGCTCCAAGACACTTACAACGTGCAAAGTTCACCATTGAACTGTAATCTTGTGAAATCTGAATACTAGCACCAGACTGTACAAGATCAAAACAAAGTTGTACAAAGTTCTTCAAGAACGTGTAAGATACATTACGTCCTGGCAAACAAAACACTATGGTCTTGCCTTTTACCATTTCTCTTGCTTTCGCATAGTCCCACTCCTGTTCTTTCTTTTCCGCAGTGGGCGCTTTTGCTTTTACTGTAAATCCTTTTGCCATAATTAGGTCAAGTTTGAATGTGAATCGATTCGTGTACCGCGTTCGCGTACACGGTACAATAGTAATTATACTACGAGAATCAATGGATGTCTACTACTCTTTGACTTCCGTAATTAAGATTGAATCTCCATCAACCTCTAAGTTTACTTCCGTACCCTCATACCACCCGAATTCTGATACCACCCATTCAGGTAAATTTATAACATACTCACCAGTTACAGGATCGACCTCAACAGTCGTAAAATTTTCTCCGGGATTTTTTTGCATAAGAGGTATTCCTATTTCCATTTTTGTTTTATATAGAAAAACCCCGAGTTCTATAAAGAGCTCGCAAAAGCAAGACTTTATAGATTACAGGGACCCATGGATTTTATATACGGGGCGGCGGGGGCAACGGGACGCCGCGCCCACTGCTGCTCCCCCACTAACTATAAGGCACTGGCGTCACTGTGTCAACCAGTGCTGTGCCACTTTAACGACCGTACCGCTGGCGGCGCATCTCAGTCTCATAGCGCCTACGATCATAATCTTCAGCAGTGTAGTGATCATCAAAGTCCCCATCATAGTCCATAGGTTGACCAGCGCGACCGATGAGATCTGCGAAGGTGTTGCGAGTGTTGTTGTCCATTGTGGTTTGGTTGATGTGATTAGTATAGCATGGATTCAGTTGATCCGCATACCTGAGAAGAAAGGAACCTCAGTGCCGTCTGTCATACGGTAGAACCATGCCCAGTCCCGTTGGAAGACACCCTCTCCAGGCAGTCCGTTAGCGTCCAGGATGGCGTTGAGGCGACTCTTAGTGGTGTTGGACTGCCAACCACCATCCCACAACTGAATCCAACCCTCACCGATACGGGCGATCAGGTTACCGTGCAGGCGAACCTCAGCATGCTCATCAGTGTGGGTGACAGTGGTGTTACCAGATGCCCAGTTCTTATAAGAAGCGATGGCGGCGTTCATCTGGGATTCGATCTTACGCATTGGTGGTTGCCTTTGTTTGACTCTTATAAGATACAGGAAAGGGGCGGTCTGTGCCACCCCCTTATGCCACTTGTCAAACTGTCCACTGTTCTCACCAGACGGGTTCAATATCCTTTATTTGAACGTCCACATTCTCATCCCCTTCTAATTGTAACAAATCCTTCCAATCTACTTCCTGTAGATATAAGTCATCATAACAATCTACGTCCAAAGTAACACGAACTCTGCGCTTAGTAGGGATATACATGGGACTTAATTGTGCGTGTGTTGTTGTATTCTATCACGCATAATGTTTGTAAGCAAGTGCATCATAGTCCTGCACATTGCGGTCATACTCATCATCAAAATCCTCATCTAATTGTGGAGAGTATGATTGAACCCAAGCATCATAAATCTCATCGAGGTCCTGACAATCGTTCGTGTAAGAATAATCGAGATCGTAATCGTCGTACATAATCCTCTAAGAGATTCTTCGTTATTATACAGATAATGAGGCACAATGTCAATAAGACTTAGCGCCGCAATTCATAGTGTTTATTTATACAAGGTCTCAGAGAATTGTGTGGGTTCTGTGATTTTTTCCCGTTCCTGGATGTTGACAAACTGCGCGTCTTATGTTACGCTCGCTAAACTCACAACACCCAGAAGGTTTCTTCAGGTATAAGACACACTTACCAGAAGGTTTCTAAGAATATAAACACAATACCTCAGCACCTTTTTATAAGAATAAACCACGAAGTAACTCCGAAGATAAAAAACAGTTTTATATTTATTATTACATTAAAAACCTTATTTTTAACTTATTATTGTATAAATCAATACAATTATGCCTTTTTTAACTGTATTGCTCTCAGTGCATCTTTTATCTTCTGTTCTCTTGGATCTTTTGGATCTTGCAACTGTTTATACTGATAATTTAACTTCTCAGTCTGTCTCTTATTAACTTCAATGATAAACTGCTTATACCTTTTCATTGGTTTTTATGGGCGCGACCAGTCTCGAATAGAATCAAAAAACATCTCTCTCCATTCTCTCTTGTGCTCCTCTTGGTGATGATGGTCTTACATTATCAGACTTAGGTTGTTGTCTTCTTCTTGATGATCTTCTTGGTTTCATTGTTTGGTTCTTGGGCAATTCTCCACCAGCAGCACCAATCACTCCATAAGTTCTTTGAGTTGGATCTAATCCAGTTACTCTTCTTCCATACCTTTGTTGATACCTACGAGCACGAACTCCAATGCTTGATCTACTCTCTCCTGGGAACATCATTGCTGGTGTTCCTGTTACAATGTCTCCTTGTTTAGCACCTGCTTGTTTTAATGTCTTAGGCAATTCTTCTTGTGCTCTTCTAAAATTGCGTGCTCTTTTCATTGCATACTTATCTAAAACACCCTTGGGGATGTCAGCATCAGAACGTGGAATAAAATCAACTTGATGAACTTGTCCTCTAACATTTCCTCCTGTTTGTCTTATTCTTCTCCTATATTCTTTCATCTTTCTTACCA